AACTCTTGAAAACTGGAACCGGGATCGACCCGCTTAAAGACTTCGCTGAGGCGGTTCGTGCGGAGTTCGCGCTTAATTAGCCTTGTTGCGCGGGCTGGTGCGGCGCATCGCGCAGCGCGGCGTGGGTAGGCGGAGAACCCGACGTGACCTCAATCCCCGAAATCACCCGCATGATCGCGCGCATCGAGGATTGGAAAGAACGGCGCGAGAAAGCGAGAGGCCGCGTTGAAACCGATCGCGCGCTCGGCGAGGCGCACAAGCTGTTCGACGAAATCAGCGCCACGCTGACCGAACTGCGGCGGGGGTTGCTGGGCAGCGGCAGGCAGCGGTGATCCACCACCAGAGCCGCACGATCGCCGTGCAGCGCACGGAGACCGCATCCTAAGTGCCGCGGACAGAACTCGAACTCATGGCGCGCCAGTTGGATCTGTGGCCCAACAGGCGGCACCACTGGCCTCGCCGGCCAAAGCGCTGGCACTGCGTCGACTGCGGCATGAACACCATCAAGGCCGGCCAATACTACATGGTCAGCGATCAACTCTGGTCCGACGCTGGCATGGCCTCGTCCGGCGGCATGCTCTGCCTGCTCTGCCTCGAACAGCGCATCGGCCGGCCACTGGTGATCGCCGACTTCACCAGCGTCGTGCCCAGAGCTGATGCATGGCGCTCGACTCGTGGCAGCGCCATCCCCATGCTCAGGTGATGTTCGTGGTCACCGAGGCCGGTGCTGCCGCCATCCGCACCGCGTTCGAGCAGCGCGGCGAGCTGTCGGCCGCGATCGAATTGCGCCGGAGGTTCCCTGGCATCACCGACAACGCGCAGGCGCGGGAGTGCGCCCGGACCATCGCGGGGTGGCAGCCGCACCCTCTGAAGGAACTGCCGAAGCGGCCGCGGCTACGCCGCGTGGTCTGACGGGGGCCGGCTGCCGAAGGCGACACAGTCCGGGCAGTGCGGCTCGTGGCTGTCGGCCGGTGCGGCGAAGAAGTAGCGGCACCGCAGACAGCGCCGCTGGTCGGTCTGTCATATCCGCTCCTCCGTCGGGGTGCCCACCGCCATGCGTGCCATCGCCGCCTCAACCGCCACGGCCTGCCGCCGCGCATCGTCCAGCGCATGGTGCTGAACGCCATCCGCCGCACGCTCCACGCCCGCCAATTCCAACACCGTGCGCACGCAGCGCTCTTCGGCATAATGCCAGGGGGCTTCCATCCGTGCCGCTCGATAGGCTGACCGCAACAGGGACGCGTCGAAGCTCGGTCCCTTCGCCCACAGCCGGAGGTCGCCCCCTCCTCGCACTGCGGCCATCCAATCCGCGAACGCGCCCAGCACCCCCGTGATCGGCTCACCCGGCGTCTCGATCAGGGCTTGCCGCGCCGCCTCGTTCTGCCCGAGCCACCACATCACCGTCCCGGCCTCGATCCGCAGGCCGAGCTGTTGGCAGGAGGTCGCGTCAATGAGTGCGTAGAAGGATGAGCCGGCCGGCATGAACTCCAACGCACCCAGCGACACGATCACACTGCCCGGCATCGTGCCGAGCGTTTCGAGATCCACCATGACGTGTTTCACCGTTTCCCTGCCCCTTCTCTTGTTCGTCTCCTTCGGTCAGCCCAGCCCCAGCGCCCGCATTCTGCGCGCTCTGACCGCGTCGAGCACCGCCTGGGCGGCCTGACGCACCGCTTCCGCCACCGGCTGCGCCCTCTCGATGCGCCTTTTTTCTTTCTGGTAGGTCACTCCTCGGCCACGCTGTCCGGTAGTGGGAAGCGGCGAGCGAACCGGACCTGTCGGCAGCCGCAGGACATAGCGGTTGCTAGCTCGCAGGCTGCGCCAGGCGGCTTTGACGCGTCGGGCAGCCCAATCTACCAGCCCGAGCTCGCGGGCGGCCTGTAGCGCCCGCTGGACGGTCCGGACGGAGCATCTGGCGCGGGCGGCCAGGGTGGCGTGGCTGGGGAAGATCCCGAACCGGCAGGCATGGAAGCGGCCGAGGATCAGCAGGACCTCGCGGTAGTGCAGGGTGAGGTTGCCGGCCTCGTATTCGCGGTGAACGCGGCTGAACCAACTGGACAATGGCGGGGGGTTCCTCGGTCAATGCCGAGGGCCGCCGGCCTGGACGAGGCACGCGTTTCCCTGTTGCCCAAAAAGGGCTTGCAACGGCTCGGTGAGGTGCGGGATGGTCTGAGCGTTCTTGGTCAGATCCATCCGGGTGGTTTTCCAGCCCACCCTGCAGCTCGGTTAGGTTCGCGGGCCGTCCTTTGGGGCGGCCTTCGGCTTTTTTGGTGGTTGCTGGTGCGGCTAGCTCCTCACGCGGCGCCGTTCCGACTCGGACGGCGGATCGAAAGCGTGACGGACCGCGTCGAGCCGCAGCAAGGGGAAATTGGTCTGCTTGCCGGCTGTCGGCGCGGTAAGCTGCGCGGTGGGCGCGGCTGTTCGAGGGCTGCGCCCACCGCTGACGCCGTCCACAGGATGCACGCATGGCTGACGCTGACGACGATCCTACCACCAACCTCGGGGCGGCAGCGGGACTGCGCGACCTGGTGACGCAGGTTCGGGCCTACGCGGCGGCGCAGGATCTGCTCACTGACGACGTTCTCGCCCAGATACGCGCCCAGCTGACCAACGCGCCGGAGCTAAACCACGAGGCACAGCCAGCGGCGTCAACGCTGGGCCTCCACCAGAAACGCGAAGTGGCGCGGCTACGAAATCAGACTCGGGAGAACGCCGATCTGCCCCCGGAGCGTGTCGCCGCCCACTGGGAAGGACAGCGCATGCGGATCCGACAGGTCCTCGCACGCTGGGACGCTCCGCCCGAGGTCCGCCAAATGTGGGAAGAGTTGGCCCTGATCCGGCTGGCGCACCAGGAAGGGCGCATCTCGACCGGAGCCGCCGCAGATGCGCAGCTGGCCACGATCCTCCGGTCCCTGGCTCCCTCCGCCGCCCACGACATCGAGGAGGACTTGCTAAACCCGCTGCTGGAGATACGCGCGGGCCTGACGCGGGCCGGCGCCGGATCTTGGGCCACACTGCAGGCTGCGATGCGTCCACCACCCCACGCCGACCGGGAGCCGGACACCGCGGCGGGGGATCGGCAGGCCTACCTGGCCGCTGCCGTAGACGGGATGCGGCTTGGCAGCGCTGCCGGCGGCGGCATTGCCTCCCACCACCAGGCCTATTCGGCGGTCCGCGCCGCGTTCGTTGCGGCGGGTGTCCCCTGCACGGACGAGACGGTGCGAAAGGCAAGTCAGCGGATGACCAAGATCGGGCTGGCCTTGGGCGCTCGGCGGCCAGTGGACCGGTGGGGGCCTCGGGCTGCTGCAGAGCACAGGCTGTGGGAAGCGCTGATGCAGACCGCGCGCCACCAGTTCAGGGTGCACGCCGAACACTGGCCAGAACCGGCACGTGTCGTATGGCTGGCGACGCTGGCCCGGGGAGCACACCGGGACCTCGGCGCAGAATAGGAACGTCCAGCCATGCGCGTTCCTTGTTGCCCGGGAGAGGCTTGGGCTCACGCAAGGAGCAGCCCATGTCCAGCCATCCTGAAGTACCGGCGGAGCGCCCGCTTACGGTGCAACTCTCGGTCACACTGACCCCCGAGGCCGTCACCCAGCTACGCGCCCGGTTATGGGCCGCGCCCGATCCCACCCTGGCCGCCGATCTGCGCCGGATCACTGACAGTGTCCTGTTTCCGACCGGTCTGATCGACGCGCTCAACTCCGCCGCCCCGTAACGCAAACCGCCCAGCGCGGTGAGGCGACCAGGCGGCTTGGCAGGCTAAATCCATCGGCGGCACTGGGGATTTAGTCGCACAGCGCAGTAATCGCAACCCATCCGCGCAGGGCACCTGACCCAGGAGACCCAGCGTGAGCTACATCCGCCAGCTCGTCGCGCTGCACCGCGAGGGCACACCATGATGGCGTTCGCACCCCGCGCGCTGCTCCGCCAGATGCGGATCACGGTCGCATTGAGCCCGCTCGAGCTGTCCCTCCTCGTCGCCGCGCTGGAGCGACGCGCCTGCGAGGCCGCCGACGATCCCGACATGGTCGACTTCGCGCAGTTCCTGTTCTGCCGCGTTGCCGAGTTGCGAGAGGCGGGGCGATGAGCGCCGGCAGCACCGAGCGTCCGAACCCGTGGACCGGCGCCATCATCGTCAAGCTGACGACTATCCGTAGCGGCTCGCCGCTCTGCTTCTTCGACCTGCGCGTGCCGTTGCTCGAGGCGACCATCGTTGGCTGCACATTGCGTCGCACCAAGGCCGGGCGCCTCTGGTGTTCGCCGCCGAAGCAGCGGCGCCAACTACCCGACGGCACCATCCAATACGACGACATCCTCGAGTGGGCTGGCGGTGGCGCGGCATCGCGCTTCTCCGCCGCCAGCCTCGCCGCGATCGCCCGGCATTCACCCGAACTGTTGCGGCCACTGATCGAGGGGCAGAGCGAGCCGGCGCCCCGCGCGCTTCCGCAGCAGCACCGTGACGGACCAGCCGCCGATCCCGCGCCAGCGCCGGGCTGGTGGGAAGACAACGCACCGTGAGCATGGGGTGTTCGGACGTATCAACAACAACAATCGCCTGAGGGGAGGCGCGCTGTGGCAATGCACGGCGGCACGTTCATGCCTGATCCATCCTGGCCCACCATCGTAGACCTCGCCATCGAGACATGGGGACCGGTCAACAAGGCACAGAGCAAGCGCGATGAAATCCGCTTCGGCACCAACGGCAGCAAGAAGGTCACACCCAGCAAGAACCTCTGGCGCGATCACGAAACTGGCGAGGGTGGTGGCTACGTCGACCTCTGGGACAAGGCCCGCAATGGCGCTCCGCTACCACCCCGCACCGACGGGCTGGGCAATAACGGCAACGGGAAGCACACCGGCCTCCCGCCGTGGGAGGACATCCGCGCAACCTACGACTATCCCGGCACCGAGGCCGATCCGAGGCTGATCCAGGTCGTCCGCACCAAGAGCGGCAAGCCCAGGTTCCGGCAACGTCAACGGCTCAGCGATGGCAAGTGGAAGTGGCATGTCGATGACATCCCCGACCACGACCGCCGCCTCTATCGTCTCGCCGAACTGCATGCCGCCCCACTGGGCGAGCGTGTCTGGATCTGCGCCGGCGAGAAGGACACCGACCGCCTGTTCAACGCCGGCCTGACCGCCACCACCGCCGTCGGCGGCGAAGGTAAATGGCGGCCCGAATACGCCGAGGAGTTCCGCGGCCGGCACATCATCATCTTGCAGGACAACGATGCTACCGGCGAGAAGCACGTTGTCGCCGTCGCCACCTCGCTGCACAACATCGCGGCTTCAGTGCGCGTCCTGCTGCTGCCAGACCTGCCGCCAAAAGGCGACGTGTCGGACTTCCTCGACGCCGGCCACACGGTCAACGAACTCGACCAACTCGCCGACGCCGCCCCCGAATATGTCCCCGGCGGATCAGACCAGGACGATCTCCCGCTGCCGGTAGTCCCCTGGCGCGACGTGCGGCTGATCGACTGGAAAGACCGCGACCCGCCAGACCGGCTCTGGGTCGTCCCCGAATGGATCCCGCGCGAGCAAGTCACCGGCATCTACGGCATCGGCGGCATCGGCAAGACGGACCTCCTGATCCAACTGTTGATGGCGAGCACCGCCGGCCTGCCGTTCCTCGGTTATCCCCTAGCCGCTAGCGGGCCGGCCTACGGACTATTCTGCGAAGACACCGAGGCCGAGATCGCCCGCCGCGCCTCACGCATCGCTGCCCACTACGGTCGCTCGCTCGCCGACTTCCCCAACGTCCACTTCGCCTCCCTGGTCGGCGTTGGGGAAACCGAGTTCGTCTCCTTCGACGGCCCTGAGATGCAGGCCACCGCCGCGCTGCACCACTTCAACCGCAAGATCGCCCAACTCGGCGCCACACTCGCCGTGCTGGACACCATCGCGGACTTCTTCGGCGGCAACGAAATCATCCGCCGCGAGGTGTCACGCTTCGTGCGCGCGATGGACGCGATCAGCATCACCCATCGCTGCGCGGTGGTGTTCTCCGCCCATCCCTCAGTCCGCGGCAGAAAGGAAGGCACGCTCGACAGCGGCAGCACCGGCTGGGAAGGCAAAGTGCGCTCCCGGCTGTCACTGCACGACCCTGGCGAAGAAGGGGATGCGGACGACGGCAGGAAGACCCCAACGCGCACCGATCGCCGCATCCTGACCCGGCAGAAGGCCAACTATGCCAAGCCAGGCGAGACCATCGATCTGATCGTCCACGCCGGCGTGTTCACCACCGCCGCCCTCGATGCCGAGCAGGCCGCCAAGCGCACCCGCGGGCCGGGACGCAACGCCGCCTGCGAGGACAAGTTCCTGGAGCTGCTCGCCAAGGTCAGCGACCAGGGCCGCTACGTGGGCTACAGCAAGAACGCCCATGGGCACTACGCCCCCGAGGAGTTCGCCAGGATGCCGAGCGGGAAGGGCTTCAGCGAGCCAGAATACACCCGTGCCATGGCGCGCCTGTTCGATGCCGGGCGCATCCGGATGGGTGAAAAGAACCGCTCACCTAGGATCCTCGCTGTGCAACCCTGAATAGCGAAATACCAACTTACAGTAAGGTGTGCGCGCGGCGATCGTTGCGTGTGTGCGCGACAGACTACCGCTTTGAAATCGCTCACTTTCCTGGATGTGTGCGCGGCGCCCCCCATACCCCTATACATGCGGCGCCGTTAAGGCGCGCCGCCTGGGGGTTGGGAGTGGAGGCCGGCGGACGCCCGTCACCCCCGCCAAACACCGCGCCTACTACCGGCCTGTGGCCCGACGCACAGCACCCCATCGGCGCGGCGCGCCGGCCACCCACCACCCTGCTTGCGCCGCCGCCAGACCGGCGCAATCCTGACGACATGCTCGATGGCACCGCCACCGCCAACGGCCCGCAGCCAGACATTGCATCGGTCTGCCGCGTCCATGCCCTCGCCGCCATCCAGCGACTGGTGCAGGTGCTCGACGGTCCCGATGCCGCGTCGAAGCCGCCAGGCTCCTGCTTGCCATCGGCCACGGACTGCCCGTCCAGCCGCTCGCCTTCGATGGCTCCGCCATCACCGTCGAGGTGGCGACCGGCGTCGAGGTGCCGCGGGCTGGTCCCGCCAACGGCAAGGGCAGCGCTGCGCATCGAAACTTCCTGGACTCTGAAAAAGCCCCTTCGGCTTGTCCTGCGCCACGCGACTGAGAGGGGTGCACATGGGTGAGCGAGGTCCCCAGCCCGGTGAAGGTGGCGCCCCGCGCAAGGTGATCGACCTAGACGTGGTGCGCCGCGCCGCCGGCTTGGGATGCACCACATCCGAGATCGCCACCCTGGTCGGAGTCGGCCGAGCGACGTTCTTCGATCACCTCAAGGTAGACGAAGATCTCAAGAACGCGATCGACGAAGGCCGCGCCCGAGGCTGCATCACACTGCGTCGGATGCAGTGGCAGCAGGCGGAGCTGGGCAATCCGACCATGTTGATTTGGTTGGGAAAACAGCTGCTCGGCCAGCGTGACAAGCACGAGGTGGAGCAGACCGGCGTCCAGACGATCCAGATGCAGCATTTGCTAGCGGCGCGGGCGTTCTCCGAGACGCTGAACGGCGGGCAGCCGGGGCTCGAGGGCCACGATAGCCTCGAGGCGCCCGAGATCGAGGGCGAGGTAGAGCCGGCAGAGCTCCGCGACTTGATGCAGCCGGCGTTGGAATGACGCCTGCCGAGGCGAGCAGCGCGCTGAATGCCGCACTACTCGAAGGCCAAGGCCTGCTGCAGCTCGCCATCATTGGACCCGAGAACATCGGTCGTCTTGATGCCGCCAGTGACGGGCACGCCTGCATTCTCCGCGTCATCGAGGTCGTCGCCGACACGCTGGCCGAATACACTTCGCCTGACCTTGCGTCTCTGTCCTGCCTGCTGTGTGCCCGCCAGTTCTGGCGCGACCGCCCGCCTCAGGCCATGGCCGTGCTCACTGCCGACACGCCCAGCCCACGCGCCGCCCTCGCCTGCGGGATCTGTGCGTCGTGCCAGACAGCTCATCCGGATCGGGCGCTGCAGTCAGCGACACTGGCCGGGCTGCGCGAGCGGTTCGGGCTCAGCATCCGGGAGCTGTCGCCGTTCAGTGCGCCAGGGCATGCGTGAGGCGCGTCCGTAGCATACCGATTAAGCTCGCTGTAGCGACGCTTAAAGAGGTATAAGGCCGTCCTGCAATTCTTATACGGTCTGAACGCCCATGCCTCGCAGCAAATCCCCGCCTGCCGCCGCCCATCACCGCGTCTTCGGCTATGTGCGGGTATCCACCGATGAGCAGGCCGAGGACGGCCAAAGCCTTGCCGTGCAGCAGCGTCAGCTTGAAGGCTGGGCCATGCAGCGCGGCGTTGCGCTCGATGGCGTCCGTGTCGAGGCCGGCGTCTCGGGCGGCATTCCGTTCAGCGAGCGCCCCGAGGGCGGCACGCTTTGGGCCGAAGCGCGCCAGGGCGACATCCTGGTGGCGGCCAAGCTGGATCGCATGTTCCGTTCGGCCGAGGACTGCCTGACCGTGGTCCGCACGCTGAAGGAGCGCGGCGTCAGCCTGTTCCTACTCGACCTGAACGGCGGTGCTGATGACGTGTCGGGGAATGGTATCGCCAAATTGTTTCTCACCATCGTCTCGGCGTTTGCGGAGTTCGAGCGCGACCGGATCGGCGAGCGGATCAGAGCCACCAAGCGGGCGCAGAAGGCGCGCGGCGAGTATCTCGGCGGCAGGCCGCCGTTCGGCTGGATTTATGATGATGCTGAACGCAAGCTGGTGCCGATCCCGGCACAGCAGGCTGCCATCGCCCGCATGCGTGCACTGCGCGCCGAGGGTATGGGGCTGATGGCGATCGCCGAAGCGATGAGGGCCGAGGGGGTCAAGATCTCGCATATGGGCGTCAAGGCCGCGCTCAGAGGGTAGCGCGGGGGGATGCGCCGCCTCACTCGCCGGGTCTGGGTCGATACCCCCCCTCACCTCGCGCGCTGCCTCAATGTGTATTCGACCGGCGTATACCATTCGTATTCGCCAGTGTTGACGCGGTGGCTCTCGGTGACCTCGAGTTCGGCCTTACGCCGGGCCGCAGCTTCAACGCGGTTGCGATAGGCGTTCAGATCTCTAAGAGCAGTGCGGAAACGGGAAACCTGGTCCTGCCGGAAACCAATCACGTCTTCCGCACGCTTTACGTTAAATAATGTAAGATCAACATTATTTGGCTGATGCCCGGCAGGCCGCACATGGTCGTCCCACCAACAGACGATGACCTGTTCGCACTCAATCAGAAAGTCGATGGCCTTCCCTAAGTCGTCCCACCGCTGCAACGCCGCAGCGGCATCAATGACCGCCTGGAGGCCACGCACCGCCTCGGCCATCTGCTGCGGCTGCTGGTAGCGCCAGGTCGCTCATGCCGCCACCTTCACGCGCCGCGTGGCCATGCTGCGCTGAGCCCGCTCCGCGCAACTGACGGATCGCCGGCACCGTGTCGGCGCGGCTGGCGTGATCACCGGCTGCGTCAGCTGATAGACTGCGCCAGACATTGGCCGGGGGCGGGCTATGTTCATCGCAATCAGAAGGTATCGAGTGCGACGCGGCTCATCAG